AAACTCTCTCAAAAGAAAACTGAAAACAAAGTCAAAAATGATTTTCTTTCTTTTGTCAAACACGTTTGGCCTGAATTTATAGAAGGTGATCATCACAAAAAAATTTCAGAAAAATTTAACCGTTTGGCTATGGGAAAATGTAAGAGGTTAATTATTAATATGCCTCCTAGACATACCAAGTCTGAATTTGCGTCCTACCTCCTTCCCTCGTGGATGGTTGGACGTAAACCAGATCTTAAAATAATTCAGACAACACACACGACTGAATTAGCTATCCGCTTTGGACGTAAAGCTAAAACACTTATCGATAGCGCTGAATACCAATCCGTTTTCAAAACAAGACTCAGAGAAGATTCGCAAGCCGCGGGTAAATGGGAAACAGAACAAGGCGGCGAATACTATGCAGCTGGTGTCGGCTCGGCGATAACGGGTCGTGGAGCGGACTTACTTATTATTGACGATCCGCACTCAGAGCAAGATGCTCTTAATCAGCAGGCATTGGAGCGTGCTTATGATTGGTATACATCAGGACCTCGTCAACGTTTACAACCAGGTGGAGCGATAGTTGTTGTCATGACAAGGTGGAATACAAAAGATTTAACCGGTATGTTAATCAAATCTCAAAAAGAGTTGAAAGCGGATCAATGGGAGGTCGTAGAGTTTCCAGCTATACTTCCATCAGGTAAACCCGTATGGCCAGAGTATTGGAAAAAAGATGAATTAGAATCTGTTAAAGCTTCACTATCACTTGGTAAATGGAACGCACAGTGGATGCAAGATCCAACATCAGAAGAAGGGTCATTAATTAAACGCGAATGGTGGACAGTTTGGGATAAAGATTACATACCTAAACTAGAACATATCATACAATCTTATGATACAGCTTTTTTAAAAAAACAATCAGCCGACTATTCAGCCATTACAACCTGGGGAGTTTTTTATCCAAACGAGGATAGCGGAGCTAATTTAATATTATTAGATGCTTACAAAGAAAGACTAGAGTTTCCAGAATTACGTAGAGTAGCTATGGAACAATATAAATATTGGAATCCAGACACCGTCATCATAGAGTCAAAAGCTTCTGGCTTACCTCTTACATATGAGTTGCGAAAGATGGGTATTCCTGTTATAAATTACACACCTAGCAAGGGGAACGACAAACATGCTAGAGTAAACGCCGTATCGCCGTTATTTGAGTCAGGACAGATATGGGCGCCAGATGAAAAATTTGCAGAAGAAGTGATTGAAGAGTGTGCTGCGTTTCCGTATGGAGACAATGACGATTTAGTTGATAGCATGACTCAAGCCGTGATGCGATTTAGACAGGGAGGATTTATCATGCATCCAGATGATGAAAAAGATCAAACGGTTAAAAAACCACAGATAGAGTATTATTAATGAAAACAAAATTCGGACTAGCAGCATTAGATGCCATTCAAAAAAATTACAAAATCATATTAGAAAGATTAATTAAAGGTTATGAAAGGGTAACAGGCAAACAACCTGAAGGCCTTGATTTAACTATGATCAAAAGAGAAGCTTACGAGAAAGCAGAAGACTCTGCAAAAGTTGTAGACATGGAAGGTAAAACTTTAGATCCATCTAAACCTATTATAGGTGGTAAACAACAACTTGATGAAGGATTTAGTATGACTGTTTTAGATGAAAAAGGTAATCCAACTAAAACTGTTAAAACCACGCCTGAAGGTATTATGGATACCTTACAAAGACCTTTTGGTGATAATATTAGGGATGCATACAAAGGAGCAGGACGTAGTAGAGAAGAAGCATCAGAAATGATTGAAGCATTAAAAAGTCCTGGTGCAAAAAAGTCTTCTGAGATTATGGAAGAAGCATTAGGTGTAAGATTATATGGTGATGAAACTTTTGAAGAGTTAATGAAGATTAAAGAAACAGGTGTGCATCCAAGAGGAGAACCACCAATTAAAAAAGCAGAGGGTGGTATCATAGGAGAAATACAAAATTTAATTGGTGCAGGATTAGAAAAAGGATCTGATTTAGCTTCTGGTGCTGGTAAATTTATTTTAGGTGCTGCATCAGGCATACCTGGCCTAGGATTAGTATTAGGAGGATTACAAAATGTATTTAACAATCCTAACATGGGACAATTACAAAATCGTGATGCGACTAATTTATTTTTACAAGAATCAGGAGATACCGTAGATGATCTCGGCAGATTAACAAGTGGTGTTATGCAAGGTTATAATGCTAGATTTAATTTAGCACCTAGAGCTCAAGCTAGATTAAATCAAATCAAAGGACTACCTGCTCTTGAACCTTATGATGTAAATAGAATTGCACAACGTGAAGAAAAAATAAGAGCGTTAGAAGAATTTTTAAGACAACAAGAGGCTGCACAAATTGCAGCAAGAGCAAATACTTTTGCTGGAAGAGATGCAAGTTTAAATCAAGGAGAAGGCGGAACTTATTCTGGTATGGGAGATCAAGGTGCAACAACAGCCAACTTCTCAGGAGACTTTGCAACAGACTCTTTGAGTTATGATCTTAAAGATGGTGGCCTTGCTACAATGTTTGTGGAGAGAAGATAATGAGTAACATTCTTACACCAAATGTTGTAAACTCAAAACAACTTTTTCAAATTTTAAAAGATGCTGGAATAGATTTAAGACAAACAAACATAAGTCAGTTTGTTAAAACTTATGGAATCTCAAATCCTAAATCTGTTGATGTAGAATACATAGATAAAAGAACTGGCTCTCGTAACAGAGTTGATACACTTAAAAATCCTAAATCTTTTTATGTTAAACCAACAGCAACAGAATTAAAAAAAATTAAAGAACAGTACGATATAAATATATTAAAGAAAACAGATAAAGGTCCAGGTAAAATTGCTTTTGATAAAAGAAATAAAAGAGCAAAAGAACTTTTAAAAACTAAAAAATATACAATAGTACAAGCAAATGAAATATTAAAATCAGAGTTTCCTGAAATTAAAAAAACAGGAATGAAAAGCACTTTACAAAAATTAGCTAAAAATATTAAAGGCATCCCAAGCGGTGTGGTAGGAGACACTGCCACTTCAGTCGTAAAAGTAAAAAAAGATTTAGAAAAATTAAATAATTCTGAAATAAAAAATTTAATTAAAGCAGGAAACACAAGATTAGAAACTTTAACAAAAAAAACAAGTAGACTTTTAGGCGTTAGTATAGATTTAGCAGAAAGAAGACTTGGTCAATTAATAGATGCTTATAGTGGAGACGAAAGATATATCAAACCAAAAAAAGATGATTTATTTTTAAGAGGAGCAGCAAAGTTAACCAAAGGTCTTGGTGATGTAACAAAAAGAAATATGTTTGGAGGTACTGCTGGTGGCATTCAAAGAATGGGAGCTGAAAGCAGAGTTGCAAAAGCGTTAGGTAAAACTAGAGCTTTCTTTTCTAGTTTAAGAAAAAGAATACAAGAGCGAATACCAGGTACTGGTTATGAAACAGATGAAATTAAAAACATAAGATCATCTGCAAGATTTGGTACATCTCCATATAGTCTTTTTGTTCAAGGTATCAAATCTGATATCAATCAAGAAAAAGCAAAAGCCTTTGACAAACAAACAAGTATTTATGAAAAAAGATTACAAGAAGCAGATCCAAAAGATAAACCAAAAATAGCAAAAGAGTATAATGAAAAAGCTAGAAAGTTTGAAATAGAAGCTAACAAAAATTTAAAATCAGGACAGCTTCCTGTAAGAACTTTAAGAATAAGTTTTGATGAACCAAATAAAGTTATAAAAAATAAAGCTGCTTTAGATACTTACGGAGATATGTTTGATGATATCTACAAAAAACATGGTTACTCTTTTAAAGTTCCTGCAGATATAAAAACTATTGAAGAAGTTAAACCTTTCCTTGAAGGTGGTAGAGGATATAAACAAGCTTTAAATTTAATTAGAGCAGGAGCTCCAAGAATTTTTGGATTACCTGTTGCTGCATATGTGGGTTATCAAATGTTGAAACCAACAGAAGTTGAGGCAGCAGAAGTAAAACCAAAAGATGATATTATTTATAATCCTGAAATAGGAGCTGTGGTAAACAAAGAAACAGATGAAAAAGTTCCGCAATCTACTATTTTAGATTGGGCTGCAGATAATCCTATTTATGTTGCACCGATTGCAGCTGCACCTTTATTAAATAAATCAGTTAGATCTAGCACTAAAAAATTATTAGGTGGTTTATTAAAAACTTTGGGAACACCTGGTGTAGCGGCAGGTTTTGCAGGAACAACAATTAAGTCTAATTTAGATGAGGGCAAAAGTATTGCAGAGTCTGTTCTCGATCCGATGGTTGGCATAGAATTAATAGCACCAGATATTTATAAAAAATTTGGTGGTAAAGGTTTAACAGGTTTAGCTGGTAAAATATTAAACTTAACTCCAAGAATAGCCGGAGCTATGACTCCTATTGGACTTGGAATTACTGCTGTTGGTTTAGGAAAAATGGGTTATGATGCGATTCAAAAAGATATTCAAAGAATGAAAGACGAAGGAACATATAAAGACTTTTTAGAAGAACAAGCAGAGTTTGGTGAAATGGTAGAAGGAGCATAATGGATAGACGGGATTTTTTAAAAGCACTAGGATTATTTGCATCAATGCCTTTCATGAGCAAATTAAAATTTTTAAACAGAGAACCTGTTAAAGAAGGTATTGCTGCTGTAGCAGACAAAGGCATAGAATTTTACAATGCTGTAATTCAAAAAGTAATTCGTGAAGGTAAAAAAATTAAAGAATCCGATAGAGTAGAAACTTATGTTCACCCTGATAGACCAGATATCAGAGTTGATGTAGACCAAAGCACAGGTAGCTCAAATGTAGAATTTATGACAGACAGAGATACTAAAGGTTTTGCAGAAATTGATGTAACAATGGATGAAGCTACAAAAGGTAGAAGAGTTGAAGAATTAAAAGAAGCAGAAGAAGTATACAGAGTAACTCCAGAAGGAGAGGATTATTACAAAGATGTGGAAGAAGGTATTATGGGAGGAACTGAAAATTTAGAAGAGTTTTTAGGACGTAAAAAGAAAAAAGACGGAGGCATCATGGAATTGACTATTATGCAAATTCCTGATATTGAAGTCAAAGGTGTTGAATCATTATTTAAAGCAAGGTAGGATAGGAAATGGCTACAATAGATAAATCTTTGCCCAATCAAAAAACAACTGTAGAGCTCCCGGGCGAAGCAGAGATTGAAGAAGCAGTAAAAGAAAAAGTTGAAGAAGTACAAACTGAAGGCGGACCTGTTGAAATAGAAATGACAGAAGAAGGTGGAGCTGAAATTTCATTTGATCCTAAAGTTGCATCTCCTAGTGGTGGACAAGATCATTTTGAAAACTTAGCAGAATTTTTAGGTGATGGGATTTTAGATGAACTTGGTGCAAAACTTTCAGATCAATATACAGAATACAAAGAGTCAAGAGGAGATTGGGAACAATCTTATAGAGAAGGTTTAGAATTATTAGGTTTTAAATACGAAAGAAGAACAGAACCTTTCAGAGGCGCATCTGGTGTTAATCACCCTGTTCTTGCAGAAGCAGTTACACAATTTCAAGCACAAGCATATAAAGAATTATTACCAGCTGACGGACCAGTCAGAACACAAATCTTAGGAGACGTTACTGTTCCAAAAGAAGAACAAGCTAGACGTGTTAGAGATTTTATGAACTATCAAATTATGGATCAGATGAAAGAATACGAACCAGAGTTTGATCAAATGCTTTTCTATCTTCCCCTGTCCGGCTCTACTTTTAAGAAAGTCTATTACGACGAGCTTTTAGGTAGAGCCGTTTCTAAATT